ATTTTGTCCCAACTTATCTTTATATTCTTCTATTGTATAACATCCATCAAGACCTTCATGATAACAGAAGTTACCATCAAAAGTTAAGAAGTTAGCCAGCCATGCTGTCCTACTTCTAGGAAGTCCTAAAATAAAAAAATTGCTCATTATGCTGTTCTATTCCACATGTAGACTACTACGTATGGTTGTAAATTATTCATTTTATTATCAGCACCCATTGAAATTGTATCTCTTGCAGAACCACCACCAAAACCTGACCAGAACGGGTCTAAAACAGTTACTTGTCTGTCGTCTAATGAAACATTAAATGAAACTTGTGTACCCATAGAGTGAGAATGTGCAGCCATTTCAGGAATTGTTTGTGTATGATTATATTCACCACCAGTTGCTGCTGCTGCAAAAGTTACTGCTTCAGGAGTTGGTTGATTATCTGTTCCTGTACCTACACCAACAAGAACCCTACCAGCCGCATAAGCTACCCAAGTTCCTACACCTAAAGCTGTAGCTACTGCTGCTGCATCAGCATAATTATTCGTAGTGGTAAAAATAGAACCAACAGGATACATATTGCCAAGAACAGTTGTTCTTTCTGTACTCATAGCATCCTCTACAAAAGCTGTAGTTGCTACTTGGTATGTGTCTGTTCCCGGACTTGCGGTTGCGGCAGTTATTATCTGACTTGTATTTGCTAAGTCTGCTTTAGAATTAACAGCAGTTTTTACTGCAAGAAATTCCGTATTAAAGTCACCACCACTTACTACTTTGTCTGGGTTAGTATCTGCTAAAGCATCCTTCCCAGACCAAGCTATTGCTAAATTATATACACTCATCTTATTTTCCCTTGTTTTGCCCAAATAGTTATATTTTGTAAAGCTGCCTTAAAGCCCTTTACTGTCTGTGTTATTTCCAGTCTAACTACCTTGGCTGCTTTAGACATAGAAACTTTATATTCCGCTGGGCTAAATGAAGGTGCATATTTAGCTGTAGAAGCATGTTGGCTTCCTGAATGTGTGTGACTAACAGCAGTGCCAGTTCCACTGCCAACACCAGTTGCTTTAAAGACAATACCAACTGTATTAGATAATGCACCTATCGCTGTAAAATCAGTAGTGCCAACAGTTGCAATAGCATAATAAGTATCAACTACAAAAGAACCTGCATTAGTAGTTGTTACTGTTGTAACTCCGTATAGTGTACTGTTAGCTTGAACAACATTATTAATTAATTGTTTACCCCATAAAAAAGGAATACCTCCAGATGTGGGGTCCAATGAAAAACTAGCTGAAGTAGGTATGATACTATAATCTCTATACCAACTTAATGTTACATCCATATTCTTACCACCAGACCATACACCTAAAAATCTTTTTAATAATTTAGAAATTCCGGGTTGGTCAAAATCTAACCATACAGTTTTAAAATCTGATTGATAGGTATTGTCTACATCTGCAAAGCACTGGCCACCACCACTACCAGCAGAGTTCCATATATTTCCAGCAGTTGTACAAGCTGATTCAGTGCTATAAGTACCAGTTACATCCTCTTTCTCTACATCATAATAGCCATCATAAGAAGCTACCATTCCCTCATAATCTAAGTGTCCTAATCCCATATACAATGTATCTGTTGTGGATAAAAAAGACTTAGGGTTTTTCTTTGTTTCAAAATTCCAAGTTGTAATTCGTGGAGCACCTTCAGGAGTAACAGCTTTAAAATCAAAAACATAAACAACATTTCTATCGGGGAAACCAAGTAAGTAAGAACCAGTTGATAAATCATACTGAGCTTTTACTTTAGTCATATCTGCTTGAGTAATAAATGTTCTTAGTTCATCTTTTATAGCCAAGCTTAAATCTGTCAATGGCATCTTATCTTGTTGCATTGTACGACCCAATGAACGTACACCTGATGCACTTAAAAATACAATATCATCACCAATTAATTGTACTGAATCTCTAGCAACACAACCAACGCCCTCAATAACCTCGTCTAATGAAAATATTCCACCAGCCTGAGTTATATTGACATCCCATGGTCCATTAAAAATAACAATATTATTCTTACCAAAGATAATGAGCTTACCCATAAAGGAAGCAAGTGCTGTTATTGTGTCACCTGACCATACATTTCTTAAATCTAAAGAACCTGAAGAGCCTCCTTGAAATGCGTGACCGATAAGCAAATCAGAATAATAAACAACATCTTTATTCTCACCAATATTTCCTGCCCATAACCTACCAAAGTCACCAAGTAAACAACTAGGTGTAAAAGTAGTAACTCCAGTAGGTTTTGAATAGCTTCCTACATCTTCTAAATCTAGCCAAGCTGAACCACTATAATTAATAGGTTGATTACCTGCCTGTGCTCCATAGAATTGATTGTTAAAGTTTGTAAATTGCCAGTTACCATCTGACTTAGTTGTTCCACCGGAAAAGGTTTGTATATCTAAAGTATATGGAGTATTAGCTGTATTAATTTTATATACGTTAGCACCAGCACCAGCAAATATAGTCTTTGTACCAGTTGTATTTATATACTCACCTAATGATTTTACAATTAAAGTATTAGCTGTTGCACTATCTGATATATTATCAGTTAACTGTTTAATTCCTTTTCTTGTACTAACACGTCCTTTCTCATCCAACATAACATTATTAGCTGTAGTCAACCATTGAGGTGATAGACTAGATGGTGACGATTGTATATTTAAACCATGTATACCAATGGAGTCTAGTACAAGTGGCTGAATTGGTTTAGCTGCCATGCCAAATTACCTCGTCTGAATGTCTGCCAACATCTTGTTGAATATTATTTGATAATGCTTGTTGATATTGAAACTGAGCCATGTCCGATAAAGAACCACCATCCTCACCTCTCTCTGCAATAGCTCTTGCCCATACTCCCATTATAACTGGAATAGAAGGAACTAATAAAACAGTTGATGCTTCTGTTAAATCATCTTGTGGGTCTAGTAAATAGAAATCAATGTTATAAACAATGTCTGGTTTAGGATAAAGCTGTGCTGTTAGTAATCCACCACTGGTTCCATTTATGGAAAAGTAGGAAGGAACACCTGAGCTATCAGGAGTAGGGTACTGTTGCGACCTAATCCATGTATCAGGAACTCCTTGTAACATACTTCCCTGTGATTGCTCTTGTACAGATAATGTTCTAGTACGTAGAGATGTACTTGGTAAATTATAGCTACGTTGGTCAGCTATGGTAGCTACTGTTTCTATTCTTCTTAGTGAAGTCCAATCCCAAGCATCTTCAACTTCCGTTTTAACTTCATTAACAAAATCACCAATCATTACTTGATAATCTGTAGGACCAGTTGCACCAATTAAATCCCCTGACCAACTACTATCAACAGTATCTTCTCTTAACCTACGTAAAACTGAATTTATAATTTGTATATATGTCATATCTATCCTTTAGCTAGTTGTGCTCCAAAGTAAAATTCTACAATTAGAGTAGTCCATCTAAAAACCTCATCTAATTTTAACATTCCTTTTACAGTAATGTATTCTATTTTATCTGGTGTTATATCAATACCAAACAAACTAAACCCTTCTATAACTGTTGGTATTACAGTTGGTATATCTAAAAATACTGGAGCAACTTGAGTAAATACTATAATTCCTAACAGTACAAATATAATTACTCTTCTATTAAGAGCTGCCCATGGTGATTCTTTTCTAGCTGCGGCTCTTGCTGAATCTATTTGTCCAGCTCTAGCGTTTAATGCTTCTAACTGTAACTTCTGTAAATCTGTAGCAGCTTGTGACTTTATAGCCATGAGCTTCATTACAAAACCAATAAGAATAGGAGCAATATTTGTAAACAAACTCATCATACTGCTATTCTAAATGCCTCTATAATTCCAATTTGAGTAATAATATAGAAACCAATTGCACCATATACACTCCACTTAACTTGTAACATACTATTGTTAATCTTTTGAATACACTTATTAGTTTCATCAATTCTACTAAACAGCTTGGTTATCTGAGAGTCGTGTCTATCTAGTGTAGTTTCTAGTCTTGCCACTCTGTCCTCATAATCTAACATACTCACTCTTATCCTAGTTTCTTAGTTGTATTATTTTTCTTCTTCTTTTTCTCACCAGCTTTCTTTAAGGTAGTGAATTGTTTCTTTAAAGTATTAATTTGTTTCTTGAGAGATTTAGTCTGATTTTTTAGGAATTCATTCTGTTCTATAAGTATTTCAGTAGCTTCTTTGTTAACCATAACTTGACTACCCATACCAACGACAGCCTTAACCACCTGTTGTAAATCCATTTCCATTCTCACTTGGTTTTCTATAACTGCTTTCTGATTGGACTTCTGGTACTCTACATACATCGTGGAAACTCTATGGTCTATACCACTTACATACCAAAGCATCGCTCCAGCCTGAATTGCTATTGCCATTACTATCGCTAGAGGTACTTTCATTCCATTCATAATCTAATAACTATAAGTTGATGGTTGGCTACTATTATTATTGCCTTCCAAGAGTCTGATGAATCTTTCGTGTTGTTCTACAATATCATCATCTAAGTCTTTCATTCCAGATATAGCTTCTATAAGTTTCTCAACTTGTCTTTCCAATTTATCTACCTTCTCTTGAGCCACCACCTGTCCTGTGGATAGAGTGAATGTCTGTGTTAAGTTCCATCCGCCCAGAGCCAGTACGATTCCCATCAACAACATAACTACTTGGTCTTTCAATCTCTACTCCACTTAAAATCCTGTTGTACTTTAATAGTAGGATTGTCAACCTTATCTAATTTTGAGTTCGCACTTATAGATGTAGTGCTAGGAAATACCGAACATCCAACCATTATTAATGCTGAGAGTATTAGTATTATCTTAATTATCATTAGATACTTTGTGCATCCATCATCTCTTGATAAGCTGTCTTAACTTCAGCAGTCCAAGTTGCTGTGGCTATTGCCTGTACTCTAGCATCTTCACCGCTTATGTCTGTGTCACCCCAAGTGTCACCTGTCTTAACACTAGGTTCTACAACGTGTCTATGAAATGATGAGCTAAGTGCTACACCATCTTCCAAGACTCTAGTTGCTGTGCGTACTTGCACTTGTCCTTTCTCTAATACTTCTATCTTGTCTACTACTGTTTCTTTTGTTAATGCCATTGCATTCTCCTGTTATTAAATGTCCGTTCTAAGAATCCACTTAGAATAATTAAGAACTTGCGTAATACGTTCCACCTATTATGAATCTATGATTATTTGAGCTAATTGCAACACCAGCTATAGTGTGCATATCCATTCTTGTACTACCATTAAGATTATAAATATAAACTCCACCACCATAGCTAGTATATCCAATAGACATACCAGTACCAGCACCTGACACAGAAGTAAAAGGAAGACCATATATTGAATTTCCACTTGTAAGTTGATTAACATCTGCCATAAAATGCACTAATCTACCAACTTTTACATACCTTGATGTACCGTTTATTGTGTATGCAACTGCACTAGAGTCTTGAGGAGTCCAAGTTCCCTCCTCATAGTCATCCAGAGTATTTGCATCAACATTACTTGTTGAACCTAAAACAATTCCTTTACCAGCAGTACCAAAAAATAAATCACCTGTAGCTATTTTTACTTCTCCAGTCGTTCCTTCAATAGCAATTCTTTCAACTGGTGTAGAAAAGTCACCACCACCAGCTGTTTCAATATACATATTTCCGTGGCTAGTGCCTGACCTAAAGCCACTAAAACCAGCTAAAAATGGATAAGTGCCAGTTGAGGAAATAGCTATCCTAGCACCATCACCATCTACTGTTAGGGGATGTGATGGCGTAGTAATGCCAATACCTACTCTTGTATTTTGACCATCAAGAGTTACTTTAGTTGTGCCATTACTCTGAAAGATAATATCGTTATTAGCACCATCAGCATTAAGCGTTAGGTTTTCTGCGGATGATTTTATTGTACTCACTTCGGATGCCTCCCTTTAATTTCGTTTATCTTATCAACCCAAGTTGTCGTGCTATCT